CCAAGGCTTGCATTGCGCCAAGTGCAGTTTGCATATTCATGCCGCTAGTAGGCATCTGACCAAACGATGATGGTGGCATCATGCCTGTGCCGGTTGCTGAATCAGCATATGTATTTCTTGGCATAGTCATACCAAGATTCATGCTTGGCTGACCACCATACAAATCCATGCCAGTACCCATTTGCGGCATACGCATACCGCCAGCGGCATTGCCACCGCCAAATAAGTTCGTTAAGTAGTTCATCCGAATAAGCCTCCAAGCAGACCGCCGCCAATTGCGCCAATCGCTGTGCCAACGCCTGGGAAGATTGATCCAAGCTGTGCACCAGCCAATGCGCCACCCAATGCGCCTGACGCAACATTGCGACTTGTTGGCTGACTTGATGTGCCTGTCATTGTTTGTCCAAGATTTGCTGGCTGTGCGCTCATCGCAGACTGCTGAAGTGCTAAACGCTGCAATGGTAAGTTGCGCTCTGCATCAAGTTTCAATTGTGCGTACTGTTGGCGCGTCAATCCAAGATTCATGGCGTTTTGAAAGCCGCGCATATTCATCTCACGCGCTTCTTGAGCCAGTCGTGCTGCTTGGCCAAAGCCAGCAGATCGCAACTGTCCAGCGGTGCGTGCGGCCTCTTGCAGTGCCGCTTCATTGGTCAGTGCAGACTGCACCCCATAGCGTGAACCGCCAAAGGCTTTGGCGGCAGTTGCTCTGTTTGCGTCTTGCAAAGCCTGCATCTGGCGTGAACGCTCAATGTCTTGCAAAGATTGCTGAACGACTTGCTCTTCGTATGGGTTTTGGAAAGCCGCAATATCTTCAGCGCCAAAGGGTTTCATGCTGGCTTCGTATAAAGCCGCTTCACCAGCCTCGTAGCGTGGATCGAATCCAGCGAATTGCTGAACACCAAGACCGCCAGCCGTAGAACGCGCTAAATCTAAATTAGATAAATAAGCTGCACGCGCTGCTGGATCAATACTTGTCGTTTGCCCTTGCGTTGATGTTTGTGGTTTTCCACCCTTAGACATAAGTCACCCCTATAAATCTTTGCACATTACGAACCACTTTGGCTCGTATCCCCTGTCTCTTAAAAATGATCTCTCCCAACCCTTACGGCCAGCGAGAGACACTCGGCTGCAACCTTCACTCTTCCCCCACGATTCGATGATAGGTTGCATCAATCGGAGTTCATCTAGGTCGCCGCCAGCAAGGAAGAAGTGCAAATCCTTTAACTGCGGGTAGACAATGATCTCTGTCACTATTACTGAATCAAGACCTGGCCAGAGCTGAAAATGCCCTTTTCCAATGCCTTCAGCAATATCCTCAACACTGTGACTGCCTCCAGAGTATTCTAGTGCCGCAGCCACATGATGGCGCAGTCTCTCAAACTCTTCCCAATCAATCAACGCTTGCCTGACGCAACAGCATCAACTCTGGTCACGCCAACGCGCCAATCTTCCAGCACAGCGCCTGTGTAGCGAATCTTGACCTGACGGCCAGAGAACCGCGCATCTGTGGGCTGTGACGCTGAATACGGCCCGTGTGTCGTTTCCACTGATGTCGGATACATCCGAGACTTGAAACTGATCTGCACCTCGCCCAATGTCATCTCATCGGGAATGACTTGGCGCACCGACATGATGTTCTCTCCCACACCAATCTCGTATGGTCCAGACTCAGCATAGACAGAGCCACCGTCATAGCCAAAGCCAACCTCATGCTCGTAGATGTAGCCTGATGCGTCCACCATGATGGGGTTGAGATACACGCCACGGTCTACGCCAGCGGTGCGTCCCAAAGTGCCAATATTCCAATGGCCTTCGCGGTAGTTGTAGATGACATAAGAGTCAACTTCATTGCTCGCGCTTGATGGGTAGAACCACCAGACTTCACCGTATTTGCTGTTGTGTACAGCATAGACTTTGCTGGCTTGGTTGTAGTTCATGTTGCTGAACACATAGTCAGAGACATCGCAAGGCAATGGCTTGACATAGCCGTCAAATACCCAAAAGCCTGATCTGCTCATCCACATGGCGGCAGAGTCTATGGCGGCCACAGACTGACTTGAGATCACGCCACAGCCTGAACCAGCACGCTCAAAGCTGTATACATAGGGTAGGCCGACATAAGTCGCGGTATGGACATCGACATCAGTGAACAGCAGATTGATGCCTCTGACGCGCTTTCCGCACTTGAGTGAGCCAACCGTGTTCAGTTCAAAGTCACCAGCCTGATTGGTGGCTGCCGCCGTCCATGTCGTGTTGTCCTCTTGGTCTGACCACTTCACCAGACGCGGATTGCTGGATGCACCCAAAGCAAACAGGAATCGCTCGGCAGTAGACAGCAAAGCAGCGCAACCAGTTGGCGCATTGGTGATGGCCACCGCCAGCGTTGGCGATGCAAATCCCAACTGCCATTCGTAGAGCTTGCCGTCAGTATCTGAACAAGCCACCAGATACTCGCCCCAAGTGTCCAGACTCCATGTAGTGGCAGGCGCTACTGCGCCAGCGTCAGGACGCGCCACGCCATAAGCAAATGAGCCATAGGTGTTGTAGCCATAGCCTGTGCCGCTGACGGCATCAGCGCGGCCAGATGCAATACCTGTTGGCGTGATCTCTTTGATCACATTGTTTTCGTCCATGGCGTAGAGCTTGGACTGAGTACCGGCAGCAATGTACCGCGCACCGGAATTCGTTCTCCAAGTCAATATTCCACGGCACTTGCCTGTCAGTGCGGTGGTTGACTTCTTGCGCCAGCCGCCAATGGGACGCAATGTGTTTTCGTACCAACGCACAAGATTTGCGTCATACCAGCGTCCGGCAGACTGATACTCAGTACCGTTGCGATACACGCCAGCAGGGATTTTGAGAGGTATGAGTGCCATGGCTGAATTATGCGGTTTCTGTTGACAAATTGGACACAAATGTGACAGTGGCAATGGCTGACGGTACGGCTGGTCTGGTGGGCGTACTGCTGGTGGCAAAGTGCTCAAGACTGACACCAATATCTGTTGGCCGCCACATGATCTCCACATAGTCATTTGCCGCCAAACTGACAAAGAAGTTGAGAGAGGCAATTAGGTGCGATGGGTCGCCAGAAGATTTTCTTGCAGGCATACCAAACCTGCTGTTTGAATTGTCAATGTTTGTGCCGTTCTTCCTGAACCACACATCCACATCTTGCGTGTCGTTGGTGGTGTTCTTAAATTGGATGCTGAATTGCAGGTTGTAGATTCCAGACTGCGCCACATTGAGCCTTGACGAATTAGACAAGGTAACGCCATTGCTGAAGTCTGTGGTGTCAAAGGTGACGGCGTAGGCTGTGGTGGTGTTGGCCGCAGTCTGGTCTGTGGAGTCCTGAAAGCCACCATAGGGCGAGTTGATCCACTTGCCACCACGCCTGCCGAACAACGCTGAGAACAACGCTGCCAGCTTGCTGAAGTAGGTATTCAAGCCGCCAAAGGATTGCGTGAAGAAACCCTGATCGTAGGCAACATCAGCCGCGCCAAGGTTTGGCGGTGTTGGTGGCGTTATTTGCTGATCAAGATTAAGCGCCATGGTTTATGCCACCAAGCCATTCAAGTAGGTGGTCTTACCAGCAACCTTGGTGGCGGTCAACTCTTGCTTTTTCAGGTTGTTCGGGTCATAGGACACATGAACCCACCCGCTGTCGGGAATACCTGGCGTGTAAAACTCCAGAATCAATTGCGTGTACTCAAGGTTGTCCATGATCCACTGTGCAAGGTCAGCATTGGCCACGCTAGGTATCTCAATATCAGCCGCCATACCCTTGCAATGGTCAGAGGTCTTAGAGCCGCCAACCGCCGCATTTGACTCCGGTGAACGGTAAGCGGAATTCACCTTCACGCCTTTGCCGTAATGATCACGCACCGGCTGCAATACCTTCTCGCACAGCAGTCGCAGATTCTCGGTGGCCTCATCATCGGGCGTATTGTCAAAGCCCATCCGCAATGCGGTTTCGGATTTGCTGAGTTCATGCAGAGAGAAGTTGGCGGTCAAGTTCATTTGGTGTTCCTTATGGTTTCGTAGGCTTCAAGACAGGTGTTCAGTTTCCTGATGGCGGCATCTCCATCGGCGGCGATCTGGAGAAGATCGGCAGCGACATCAACCGATCCACTAGATTCGGCTCTTGCTTCTCCGCTGTCACTTCCGCTGGCAACGGTGGCGGTTTCGGGCACTGAAACGCTTGGGCAGGTGGTTGCTTTTGTAGGAAGCCGCAGCTTGAGACTGCCATTACTAAGGTCAGCACGCAACTGATTTTCTTTAGCCTTTGCAACATTGTTCGCCTTTCGTAATGTGTCGCCATATGTCTGCGCTACCTTTGCCATCGCCTGCTCAGTCTCACGCGCCTTGGCGTTGAGCGCGGCAATCTCAAGCTGCTGACGCTGATATTCTGAATCTTTACCCTTGTAGTATCCACCGCTGAAAGCAGTACCCATGGCCAGTACAAAGCCAAGAATCACCCAAGGGTTGAAGATACTCATGTCTCAGCTTTGCCTCTGACATACGCTTGTGCCGCCATGAATGCCACCACAATCGTTCCCATGGCGGCGCAGTAGGTGGTGGCCAAACCGTTCAGCGCATTAACCTTCTCCAGCGTCACTAGCTCGGAAGCCATGTACGCAATGATGACGGGAGGAAAAACCAAGGCAGCCCACGCCATGATGCGTTGCTGATCTGCCATCTTGTCCATGTTCTCGATGGTGATCATGCGCTCGGACCGTGCTAGTTCGCTGTCAGTCACAACGCCATCATGGTCAGTATCAAACTTGTTGAATTCAGAATCTTTTTCCAGTTGCTTACTCATCTTTGTCCCTTTCCTTTTGCTCAAGCTCTCTACGCAATTTTTCCACCTTTTCGATCTGCTGCTTGGACTCGTTCTTCACTTCCAGCACATCCAAATACAGTATGGCCAACAAAGGCAATAGCAGGGCAATCAGTACGCAAGCCGCAATCCATCCGATCATCTCTTCCCCCAGTGACTTACGAACCACAGCCACAGCCACAGGTACAGGAGGAATATAGAAGTCGCCACCACTGCTGCCAGCTTTGCTTGCAGGTTTCTTTCCTCTTGACGGTGTAGCCATCTGTCTTGCCTCTTCTTCGCCTCCTCCTTGAGTCTAGCTTTTTCCTGTTCCTCTGAGATGACTTCGCGCATCTTGAAGACTTCGGAGTACAGTGCGCCCATCTCTGGCGGTGACTGATACACCATAGTCTCTCGGATTTGAATCACCAGCCTGTCCATCTCTTGCTGCGCCATCACACGCTTTAAGGCAGCTTCCATGAGGTTTTGATCAGGGTCATAGACAGTTTGGCTTTTCTCTTCTTCCTCCCTGATGTGCGCGGCCAGTTGTTCTTGTAGCTTGAAAAACTCGGTCAGGTTTCTGACAATGTCAATCTTGACTTGTGTCTCATCAACTGCGACATAGGCTTGCTTCTTTTTTGCCAAAGGCTTTGCTTTGGCGGCTGGCTTTGGTTTGCCACCAAAGAACGCAAGTAGCTGATTCCAAAAGCCATATGCCTCTTTTCCAATTTCAATGACTTGGTCAGCCGTTGCCTTAATCTCAACAAAGGATTCCTTGGCTTGCTTGTACAGCTCGCATCCGGCTTGGATGTTCTTAACCAGCCCAGCGGCAAGCAGACAGATGCTGATCGGATCAATTTCACCCGCCTATCAATTTGCTGATCATCGTGCCGACAAAGCCAGGTCCGAGCAACACTGCGCCAATCACGATGTAGAGCAGATACTCAATGCGCGTCATGCGCTTGTCGCCCTCGATAAATGCTTTCTCTATTGCGGCGTACCTCTCAGCGCAGACAGCCTCATGCACAGCGAATTCCTTTTCAACGCTGTCCATCACTGAGCCTCAGTAGGCGCTGGCTCAGTAGGCGCTGGCGTTGCTGTCGCTGCTGCCGCCTGTGCATCAGCAAGAGCCTGTGCTTCTGCCTCTGCTTGCTGTGCCGCTACTGCCGCATCATGCACCGCTTGTTCTTCAGCGGTGTACTCAACGATTGAGGTCACGCCTGTCTCTACATTTACTACGATTCTGTGTGTCATTTTTTATCCTTCATACATGATGTTGATTGTTCCAGCGTCAAAAGTTGGTGTTCCTGAAACAGTAGTGATGCGAACTCTATCCAATGTTCCTGATAAAGTAATTGAACCAGTTACAACTGCTGTATATGTTGCTGATGACAAAGAAAAACAACCATTTGCCACCCAAATATTACTTCCAACAAGTGTAAAACCAATGCTTCCATGAATAACGTCTGTTGCACTCGCAAAAGGAAATCCAAAACCAGTTGTATAGTTATTTGTTGTGACCGAAGTCCAAATAATTGATCCTGCCCCTAAATATCCACTTGTTGTTACGCTTCCCGCGCCTAATTGAAATAACGGATTTGATGTACTGTTAGTAGACACTCCAGCAAACATGACTGTCAAACGCTTCACCCACGCGGGCAGACTTGTGAAATCAATGCTTGTACCTGATGTGCTGGCAACAGCAGTGCCAGAGGTAATCCCCAGTACCGTACCGTTGTTGATCGTGACGCTTGCTGAACCATCGATTACTGTGCTCATCGTTTAACCCTCGTACATTATGTTGATTGAACCAGCATCGAATGTGTCAGTGCCGTTGACTGTTGTTATGCGGACTTGGGTCAGTGTGTCAGAGAGAGTTTTTCCACCGCCGCCTGTAACGACATTGGTAGTGGTCATTCTTCCTGTATGGCTAGAAACCCAAATATTCCCGCTGACTAAAGCTATTGTGACTATGCCATACCCTACATAGCTGGCTTGATCTTGATAGTAAACAAATCCAGCAGTTGAGCTTGTTCCAAGTGAACCGCCACCCGTATCATCGGTTATGGAAGTGCTTAAATAACCAGTATTTTCAATGCCGCCTGAATCACCAAGTTGAACAAGCAGACTACTCGTACCACTCGTACTCACACCACTAAACATCACTGTGATTTTCTTACACCACGCAGGCAGACTTGTGAAATCAATGCTTGTCCCACTGGTAGATGCAACAGCAGTACCCTGCGTAATCCTCTGCATCTGCGCCCTAGACGCATTGCTGTCAGTCCCAAAGAATTGACCGTTGTATTCAATTTGGCCAGCGCCTGCTGTGCCTACCAGCGTGTCAGAAGCTAAAGCAAGTATTGACATGGTTATCCTTCTAGTAAAAGATTTACGCTTCCGGCATCGAATGTATCTGTGCCGTTGACGGTGGTGATGCGTACTCGGTCAAGAGTTCCACTAAGGGTTTTTTGACCAGCCCCAATAGATGTTGTGTATGTGGTATCAGAATTTGCAATTACAGAAGAAGCAACCCAAAGATTACTTCCAACCGAAGTCAATACACAAGTTCCATTTCTAGACAAAGCCGCAGAAATTACGCCTGTCAATATAAATCCTGTTGTGCTTGTATATGCTCCAGCACCAGCAGAAACAACGCTTGTATAAGATGTTGCATCAATACTTCCAGCACCTATTTGCACTTGAAAATTTGATGTCCCATTACTTGATACACCAGCTAGCATCACAGTGATTCTCTTAATCCAACTTGGCAACGCAGTAAAGTCAATCGCTGTTCCTGATGTAGAAGCAACCGCTGTTGACAATGTATTGACAGAATTTGTCGCAGTGGCGGCTTGAAGCGTCAGCGTATTTGTACCAGCAACAGCAGGTGCTGCTACTGTGATGGCCCCGCTGGAATCCCCCGAAATAATTACTGATGACATATTTTTCCTTTAGGTCTACAAAA